CTTCCGTTGGGGCGTACTTCGCCACTTCAAAATCGACGGTCGACCTTTTCGCTACGAATGTCAAGAGGGGCCTGGAATTCTTCCGGGCACTTCGCGGCAGGAGAAAAGATGCGATTAATCGCATCTTTCACTCTCGTAACGGAAAATCGCTGAAGGACAACAGCAGAGATGCTGCTGATCTGTGGATCGAGGCTCAGTACGGTTGGAAGCCATTGGCTAACGACCTCTATGAGTCTCAAAACGCAGTTCATGAGGCTATGAAGAATGCCGTGAAGATTCGCGGTTACGGTAAGGGTAAGTACCTCTTAGAGGACGAATTTCCTTACCGGCGTGAGACTTGGAGGACGAAATCTATAGCAGACTGGAAAACAGTCTTACATGCTAGGATCAAGCACTCCTGGGCTCATCTTCTTGATGACCTTGGCCTTATCAACCCGGCAACGGTGATCTGGGAAGTAGTTCCTTGGTCATTTGCAATCGACTGGTTTATGCCCGTTGGGCAGACACTAGAAGCTTGCAGTGCTACGGTTGGTCTCGAATTCGATCGGGGTTGGCATTCAGCCAAGCACGAATACGTTCTCCAGGCCAGCAGAGATGTTGGCGACGAGTCGTATTATCTTATGTGCGTGGATGGAGGCGAATACATTGAACGTGGATTCCAGTTTTGGAGAGAGCCCCTAGGGGACTTTCCAAGACCCACATTCTTTGCAGATATAACCCCGTTTTCGACAGCTCGATCCCTGAACGCGCTTGCGCTATTCAGGCAACAACTCCGTTAGGAGTTAGACTAAGGCAATCCCGTTTTAGTCTTTTTATTTGGGATACTTCCCTTTTATGCCTCAACTGTCGAATGTTACGCTGAAGAACTCAGCGGACCAGGACCAAGTATTTGGTCCCCGTGACATCAGTAATGGTGTTGCAACCCTCGTTAAGTCAAACGGGGTTCCTTTGGCGGATAAGCGGATGGCTGTTAGCCACACGCGTACGCCAAACGGGCGCGAGAAAGTGAGCTTTAAGTTCACTGTTCCCGTCGTCCAGGACGCGACGGTCAACGGTGTCACGAAGCCGGTCGTGGTTCGCACTGCCTATATGGACATTGCAATCACGGTCGATGCTACGAGCACCGCCACCGAGCGCGCCGATCTGCGTTGGATGATGACGAGTCTTGCGACTTCGGCATTCGCCACCGATATGATCGACGATCTCGAATATCTCTACTGAGTTACCTCAGTGAGATCCGTCGGAGGAAGTAATGGAGGGCATATTGCTCTCGGTATGATCACCATTGCGTTGATGATATCGATTGTAGTTGTCCTGCTAGCTTTCTTTTTCACCTTTCCCAGCAGGGATGGGCACGCCATTTATGGAGCACCTAATGGCAAAGAAACGTCCCGCGAAACAACCATATTTCGCGATGGAACTCCCGTACGACTTGACAGACCCACTCGTAGAGAAGATCCTGGCTCTGAGGCCATCCCCGCAGGGGGACTACCTTAAGTCAGAGTTTCTCACGAAGTTTGTATCTCACGATACAGACCCCGCCGATGTTCGGCGGACTCGAGCGATCAATAAGTGGCTCGCCACTGAGCGATCAAACGAGGCGACTAACGATCGTCTTTTTATAACCCCCGAGGAATATCAAATTCTACCTCGGGTGACTTTCGCTAGTTTCGTAGAGTGGTGTTGCGATTACATTGCAACTGTCATAGGGGAAACAGCGCCTGTGGAGGCCCTTATCGGGTCTTTCTCCGGCGGTGCTAGTACTAGTCGTCCTCGTACGAGGAGCCATCCGGCTTCCAAGTACACGGGAAAAGCACACGTCACCCCACTTTGCCGCCCTCTCTTTGAGTCTCTTCTTGAGGCCCAAAGGGAACCCCTTTATGGGGAATGGCAATATCCTCACGGATGTATGCCCGGGTGGTTGAATGAGGCAGGGACCTTAGACTTAGTCGAGGTTCCCGGTAATGTGCTCTTTACTGTCCCCAAGAAAGCTGACATTGATCGTCCGGCCTGTAAAGAACCGGATATCAATATGTTCATCCAGAAGGGGATCGGCGCTTACATTCGTAAACGTTTGCGATCCGTAAGCCACATTGATCTCAACGACCAAACGCGTAATAAACGTCTGGCTCGCGAGGGATCAATTACTAACCGCTTAGCGACGATGGATTTATCCAGCGCCAGCGATTCGGTTACGACGGGATTAGTATCACTACTTCTTCCGCCTTTGTGGTTTACCTTACTTGACGCCTCGCGGTGTCACGTAACCATCATTGATGGTGATGAACATCAGAACCATATGTTCTCCTCGATGGGTAACGGCTTTACATTCGAGTTGGAGAGTTTACTCTTCCTCACGATAGCAAAGGCCGTCGCCTATTTTACGGGAACACGTGGAGTCATATCTGTCTATGGTGACGACATTATATGTCCCAGCGCCATGTATGATTCGTTAGAGTGGGTTCTCGGATACTTCGGCTTTCAGGTTAACCCTGATAAGTCGTTCTCCGATGGTCCGTTCCGCGAGTCGTGTGGCGGTCATTATTTTGACGGGTTTGATATTACCCCTTTCTACATCAAGGAACCAATCATCCGTATGGATAGCCTTATCCACGTAGCGAATCAGCTGCGTGAATGGGGCTGCCTCGGCCTCTATGGGATCGTTGATCCCGAAGTCGAGGAGATTTGGTTATGGCTGAAAGGCCATATTCCTAGATGCCTTTGGGGTGGTGGTGATACCTCCTTTAAATTTCAGCTTGTGTCTTATGACACACCCGAGAAGCGTCTCTACGAAGAGATGGATTCAGAGGATGCTGGGGTGGGTGGTTATTACCAGTGGCTTAATGCCACATGGGCGCGGACCTCTCTTGTAGATGGGATAAGTACCAGTACTTATTCCCGTAGTCGGAAGAAATTCCGATTACGAAAAGTTCGTGATCTGGCAGTTCCGAGACTATCGC